TTATGATTCTGGCACCATAACATCATCGATTAAACCATATTCTTTAGCTTCTTCTGCTGATAAGAAGTTATCACGGTCAGTATCTTTTTCAATTTGTTCAATTGATTGACCTGTGCGCTCAGCTAAAATTTTATTTAATTTAGCACGTGTTTTCAGAATATGATTAGCGGCAATTTCAATTTCAGTTGCTTGACCTTGCGCACCACCAAGTGGTTGGTGAATCATTACTTCAGCATTTGGTAAAGCAAAGCGTTTACCTTTTGCTCCTGCTGCAAGTAAGAATGAACCCATAGATGCAGCCATACCAATACAAATCGTTTGCACATCTGGTTTAATGTGTTGAATTGTATCATAAATAGCAAATCCAGCAGTTACACTACCACCTGGTGAGTTAATGTAAAGATAGATATCTTTTTCAGCATCTTGTGCTTGTAAAAATAATAATTGTGATACGATAGAGTTGGCTACGTTGTCATCAATTTGTGAACCTAACATAATAATACGGTCTTTTAATAAACGTGAGTAAATATCATAAGCACGTTCCCCACGGTTTGTAGTTTCAATTACTGTAGGTATTAAATTCATTAATATTGCCTCCTTATTTCTAACTGATAAATTTATTTTAACCTAAAAGTCAAATATGGTCAAAAAATAACGCTTAGAATTTCATTAAACATTATAAATTATTGTTGACCAACACTTATAAGATTTGTACACTAATATTATTGTTATTTACCCTCGTAGTGTAATGGATAACACATAAGATTCCGGTTCTTAGAATAGGGGTTCGATTCCCTTCGAGGGGATTAATAAGTTATTTTCTCATTTTCACCCGATATCACTAGTCGTCAAAACACTTGTGGTGTCGGTATTTTTATATTTTATAGTGTCATTCGTTTTGATACGTTTTGAATTTCGCGCCCCCATTTAGTCCCCATTATAAAATCAATTGTTTTGTAAATACTTCTCTCATTATGCACGAACTTTAATTATTAAAACCAATATATTTCTTAACTTCTGCATAGTTTTCTGTATCATAATTTAATTTACATTTCTTACTGACCATTACTGCAGCATAATCAAACATTTCAGTCATTTTATATAATGCTTCTTTTATTTCATTAGTATTTAAATGAGGATAAGTGGAAGTCAATTCACTATTTTTATTAGATCCTAAATAATTAGGCAAGTATTTAAAGCTCTTACCAAAATTAACTTGAAAATCAAATTTATAACCTTTATCCCATGCAAGCATTAAAAGTAACATTCTTCTACATATATTCAAATGATCTATTAAATAAAGCAACTCATTTCTCCATATACCTTTCATTACATAGGTAGAAACCCAATAAAACTCATTTATACATTCATCAAACAATTTCTGAAATGGCTTGCTTATCCAATAACTTGCTTCACTAACACTATTGTTTTTTGGTAACAAATTATCTTTATCAAGAAGTATTTTTATTAATTTATCTTCTACCAAATATTCAGATAATTTATTTTTCGATAATAATGTTAAGTCTATTCGATTGTAATCATCAAATAGCATTAATATTGGATAACGTTCTTCTAATTCAGATGGATATAAATCTTGCGCTTCTGGAAACTGTGTTATTATTCTATTTCCAAACTGATTTATCCATTCCAAATCAGCAATTATATCTTCTAAATTTTCAACAATGTAGACAATATCAAAATCCTGATGTATATCGGGTTTAATTTTTTCATTAACCCTAGACCCATTCATACATACTGCTTTTATATTTTTATCTTGTTTAGCAATATTAAGAATTAAGTCCAACATTTCTTTTTCTGTTCTCATTAGACACCTCACATTTAGTTATGGACTTTTTTGTCTGTAACTGTCTTATATGTGTAGTTATAACTACGGTTGTACAATCAGACAATTTTGTTCGTTTGCTATCGTCCATTCTTGAGCAATAGTACGTGGTCATTTTTGACTGTGTACATTGGTTGCTCTTTTTTTGAGAAACCAAACCAAGTACTCATTTTTAGTTTATACTTTTATATATTGGTTAGACATTTTTGTCCGACCAAACTATATAATTATTTTTGAGTAATAGCTTTTGTTTCATTAAATAACTTAATATATAGTTCTGACATTCACTCTGTGCTGCATCGAGAAATAAATAAGCCTATAGTTGTTCGTTTGGCGTTCTATAATTGTATTTAACTTACCATTAATTATAAGTAAATTCACAAATAATAAGCTTAACCATAACTTTTTGTTATCACTATTTATTTTTAAATGTAGTACAATTAAGTTAATAATTTATTTTTAAGGGAGACTATTAAATGAAAAGGATTTTATTTTTATTATTAGCTAGCTTCTTAGTATTAGCAGCATGTGGGAACAAAGAAGAAAGTAAGTTGGAAGATAACAAAGAAACAAAATCATCTAGCAAAGAAAGCAAGAAAGATGATAAGAAGTCTGATGATGATAAAGAATCAGATAAAGAAAAAGATAAATCAGATGATACGTCTAACGGCTCTGATAAAGCAAAAGAAGCAGACAATGTGCAAAATAAACAAACAAATGAGAATGAAGAACAAACAACTAGTGAAAACGAATCACAAAACAGAGCGTTAACTAAAGAAGAAATATCTCAACAAATGAAAAATGGCGTTAATGTTAATGGCATGGTAGATGCTGATGGGATACGTGGTATCAAGCACCTGGCAATGGCGATGTTGTTGGTTATACCAAACCCGATGGCACACAATGCACAGTTGGTGGATGTGTAACACCTGCTCAACAAGAAAGAATGGATGCAGAACAAGACAATGAAGAACAATATGATGAAACAGATGATGTCAATGCTGAAATAAATTCTGCTGAAACGGAAGATGAACAGGTAGAGGCTTTACGCAAAAAATATAATGGTGGTTTATCTTCTGGAGAATTACAAACTAAAACAGCAATTGAGCAAGGTTATTATGATGGAGATGATGCTGATGAAGTTTATAATAAAATAGAAGAACGCGAAGCTGAAATTGAATCAGGAAAATATGATCAATACAAAAACTAATTACTTGGGCGCCTTACCGCGCCCTATATATTTTATCTCTAAGCGACGAAAACAATTTATAAAATTTGTTAAAATAATGTTTAAGATCACACACTATGGTTATATAAGAAATACCACTACTTAACTACCTTTATATTGATTTATGAGTATATCTCTGAGACCTGCACTGTACTTAGTGCAGGTTATTTTATGTCTACAATATCCATCAAGCTAATTTTTCTTAACTCATCTTCTACATGGATGTATAAGCATTGCTCTAAGTCACCCACTTTGTGAATGATACCCTCTACATTTTCAATGTAACCATCTTTATAATAGCTGACAGTAAGTGATGGATCGTGAAACATCTTATATACTAATGTATCATTTAACTCATTTAATTGATCTTCACTTAATATAGGTCTCTCAATTTTATTTTGGTCTAGTATGTATTGCTCTAACCTCTCATACTGTTCAGGCATTGTCTTGAAAGGTTGCCATTTAACCATGCCACGTCCTTGTGGTATGCGTGGATTAAGATATTCACGTGGTATTTTACGATAGTCTGTTTCATTTTTATATTTATCTGGCATCATAGTATCACCTCACTAAATATAATAGAACATATGTTCGTTATTGTAAATAAAAAAGACAGACTAGACTGTCTGCCTTGTAAATTAAGAGTTATGATGCTACTAAAAAACTGATAAATATATTTTAACATGACATTGAAATATCAAGCAAATTACCACCCGTAACATACTTGGGCAATTGGTATGAGCAAAAATTAATAATTATAAAATAATATATATAGCTGTATGTAAGTTTACTATAGCATTGAATATCAGAATAAGCCTATTCTATACTCACTCTAATATGATTAAAAGAAAAAATTTAGTTGTATAATAACCAAATAAAAAAGACGACTTTTAAAGTCGTCTAGTGCGTATTCAATAGAAAGTGATAAGTGATTCCATTACCTATTATATACAATTTTAGTTATATTGCAAATATTCAATCATTTTAACTATTAACTTGTCTAACATCTGCTTAACTCTCTGCTCGCCTACTTCGAATATACGAGCCATATCTTTGTAAGTTTTCCCCTCTGCCATCAGTAAAAACAAATTAAACTCTTTGAATGTTCCTACTGTTTCGGCGGCCAATTCTAGCTCGTTTAAAAATATCGCATCTTCTGTATTCATTTGATCTATACGCTTATGGCCAACTTTATCACCTAACTCAAAGAAATCATCTGTTTCAATGGGTTTATCTTCATAATCATCGTTAATATGCTCGTGACAACTCAATATAAACTGTTTAATCGTCTTTTTATCATACATAGCCGATTTCACTCGCCAATCGATCTAATATAGACGTTCTAGCACGCAACAATGCTCTTTGTTTAATACCGATAATGTCGCAAATAACGTCATCTGATAAGGTTTCCTTGTCCCACCACGTCAACTTGATAACTTGTTGTTTTAATAAAGAAGAATCATTATATACAGCAGTTATACCTTTAACCATATCACATATATTTCGGTACTGAAGGTCATTGACGTTATGAGGTCTGTTGATGTACCAGTCACAAAGGCTGTGATAGTTCAACATATACTTGGATAACATTTTATAGTTCACATCTTGATACTCAATAATCATATGGCAAGCACCTCACGTTCATTTTGCAGGCTTTCACGTTTTGTTTCGATATAGTCATTATAAATCACTTTATTGGCTTGTATATGCTTCTCACGGCGTTGTGAACGGTTTTTATGATGGACTTGATATAAATCTTTCTGCAGTTTCTCAATCGTTTTGTGTGGCTTATATGAGCCATTTGACTGCATGTATTGAATGATATCCTTTTGTTCATGCGAAGGATAGTGTTTGATTAGCTTTTTAACCAAATTTAGTCGTTTATTTGATTGTTTTTTATATCTATCCAGCTCGTCTTTTTTCTCAACAATCCAACATACTAACTTTTCTAAAGGATATGAAGTTGTGACTACACCCATCACATCATCACACACTGTATGACTGACATTTAAATGATACATTGCATCGATTTGTTCCTCTATTGCTTTTATTTTACGATTAATAAACATAGGATTATAAGCAGTTAATAGCTCGTATTCGGTTATCTTTTCTGCAGGATAATATCTTAATACTTGCTTACAGGGTTTTAGATGCATGTTATAACCTCATTTCTTTATATAGTTATATAAACGCTTATAAGTTTTCTGCAACAGTTGCAGAAATCCATTTCTTACCAAAATTTGGAAGGCATTATTATATATTTAAGTTTGTCCAACAGTTGGACAATTAGTCATTTTTGCCTATGCCAAACTCTTCATATACTGATTTAGGCTTCTTACCTGTCACAAAATCACCTACGGGATCATACTCATTTTTTGTCTTAGGTTCCATAATCTTGAGACGTGCCTCAACAGTTAAGCCTAATTTGGGACAAATGGCGTTCATTGTATTCACGCTATCCCTTTGTATTGTGTAATGAGGTGAGAGTTTACTTCCACGTTCAGTCACAACCACCATACCTTCTTCTTGTAATTTGAGTGTGGCATTTTTGTAGTTACTATATGTTTGGCAATAAGTAGCAAGCAGACCTTTGTCTAAATCTTTTATAGGTAATTCATTAATAAGTGGAAGCACTCTATACCATTCTTGAATAGCATCATCGTCTAAAAAATCGGGTGGCTCTTTTGATAAAGGTGTAAGCTCATTCATAGCTTTCTCAGTCGCATTTCTTTGTTCTTGTACATCTTTGGTACGATAAGCTTTTTGTTGTGATAATAGTTTTCTCTGTGACATTTATATCATCTCCTATAATTGTTATGTATTTTTTAAGCGAGCGCTCTCTCGTATTCTTTAGTAATAAAGTCAGCGCTGTCTTATTGTCGAAAAATCTCGACGCTAATTCTAAAGAATTCATACACAAATGCGACCACGTGGTCGTTTTAGTTAGTCGTCGTGCAAATTTTGCACTTCGTTGTAATTTTGAACGGAATTATAAATATTCTTTTTCATAATTTCTTTTTGTAGTGATTTAGGTGCATTAAGAAAATTATCTTTTTGAACGTTGTCCAGATTTGTGGACAACTCTACCAAATTGATATAGTAATAAATTTTAAACTTATTTAAGTTATTGCTTACGTGCAATTGATTCAGAACGTTGTGCTTGTTCAAGTTGGGATTCGAGTTGAGATTTTTCTTCGTCGCGTTGTTTGAGTTGTTTTTTAAGTTCGCGCAATTCCTTAACAGTCATTTCATCTGGTGTTTTAATTTCTCCAGTTGATGTTGTGTGTTCTTTAGTACGTTCTGTTTCTGGGAGAGTTGCTATTTCATGAAGTGCTGATATTCCAATATTTCGCAACGTTGCGAAATTTGAATTATCAAATTCATCAAACACTTTAATATATTTCGCTGAATAATCTTTTGAGATATTCACTTTTTCAAGCCATTTGCCATATTCACCATGTACTAAATCATTCTCTTTCACATGCTTTAATCTTCGACCAATTTCGAATATAGATTGACCCGCAATGTTTTAAAAACTTTACTAATTCATCGATAATCGCTACTGAGAAAAGCCCTATATTGCGTTGAGAACATGATTATCTTGATAATAGGGCGTTATGTACTTAAACTTAAGCTATATCGCCTGCATATATTGTGAAAAATTACACAATTTTACCTTTTAATATCAAGATACGGTTACAGATAAGACGGGCTCGTTTAATTCGTTTTCAAAAAGGCTGGGCGCAAATTCAACGCTTCCCTTTAAATTTAGAAATTATTTTTTCAAATTTCATTTTCTTTTTTATAATCTCCAGTATTATTTTCACTGCCCGATTAAATTATCTATCCCATTAAAATTTCCACCACTACTTTAATTATCTACTGGGCAAAATTAATTTACTTTCAATCTAAACTTAGTTACTTTTTTACCCTTTTCATACAACGTATTCTAAGCTCATTTAAGCCACATGTAAGATTGTTGAGTACAAAACATCTAAATAATAAATGTATGCTCTGTATAGCTCTCTAAATGGCTACAAATGGCATTGTATAATGCAAAGTATTCATGCTTAATTATAACGTTTTGTATCTCCTAATTGCTTCTAACATTGTTCTTGCTTATCACTTTACGAACAACAATTATTATTTATATTTTTAAATCTCATTTTGATTTTTGAATTTAATTTTTATTTTGAAATTAGAAATATTATTTTGAAAATAATTCTTTAAAACTTTTTTGTAATTCAAATCTGAAATTACTTTTTACATTTACTTTCTTCTCTTAATGAACTTCTTAACTGAATTGATTCAACAAATGAAATCATTTATCTTCTGAACTCAATCAACAATTGAATTTCAACAAATGAATTAACTTAAACAATTTATCTTAATTGGATTAATCATTCTTAATTAGAAATCAAATTTCAATTACAATTCATTTCTTCTCTTTGAATGTTGATGAACAATCACAATGAAACTTCTATGTGAACTATCTCATTAGTTGGATCTAATACTCATACTAAAAGTAGTGACCTTATAAACTGTATGCTTAATAACCCGACCTTTAATGTAGGTAGCTTAATCACTGCGTACTTTATTGTGCAGTCCTCTAAACTATCCACCTTAATAAGCAGTGTGCTTTAATACACAGTGTCTTTAATGCTTGGGCACTTTATAACAGATGGCGCTTTATTATCTATGCTCATTGTTTGCCTGCACCTTTAATACTTGGGTCTTATAACTGCATCTGCTTTTATATACTATGTTGAAGTATCTGCTACACATTGAATGCGTTCCACATATATCATTGTGATTACTTTCACATATATACTTTAAGAAAAGACCACCACCAATTAATAGTGATGGCCTAAACCAACGTACAGAAGAACTAGGAACAAATGAAAATAACAAGGGTTAAATGCCCAATGGCTAATTTAGACTTTAATACTGAGCGCTCAACATTAAAGATTTAGTACATCTTTAATATCTATATTATACCATGAACGCTGTTATAATACCACTTTACATTACCTAGTATTAATAGAAATTGCTTTTATTTTACCAATCTTTTCAATGAGCTTATTCATCGATGTCACTTCATCTGTATAGATTTGTACACTCTTAACTTTGTTCTGCTGCACTAAATTTATAAATTCTTGCATAATTGGTTTGTCATCCACTTCTATAGACAGTCCATACAGTCCTTTATTGACTACCACTGTTAAATTGCCACGATGTATCGATGCTAGGATATTACTATCCTTATTGTTGTCTAACATCACACATAGCTTGTCATTTTCTTTTAATGCTTGAAATACATTATTATCTAACTCATATGGTTTAAATGTCTGATAGTTAGGATCTACTGTTTGGGTCGTTCCCATTTCTACAGGTTTATCTGTCGTAAGTGCTTGTACTGTAATTCGATTCTTTTGCTTATTATATTTAACGTTATTATCTGATTGTTTGATTGTTGTTAGCATATACTCACATCCTTACCATTGTTTCTTGCCATAATGATATTTTTGGAACTCATCACGAGAAACGGTATCTAATGCTTTCTCCAGTTGCCATGCATAGCCTCTAGGAGTCGTTTGTTCGTCGTACTTGTTGCCATCACCTAAATTAATTTCGTGGGCTAACATTTGGCCTTTATACTGGTTGTGAATGTTACCAGGATTATTTATCTCTTGCTTAACATAACGTTCACGAGATATACGACGACCAGCCTCATTTTTATTCTCAATCATTTTACGATACACTTTTACAACATCTTGCAGTTTATCCTGCATCTCTTTCGCTAGTTTTTGATGTTCATCCTTAAATCCTGTCATTTCTTTGTTGTATGCCTTGTAGAACTGGTCAAATTCTTCTTCAGTTACTTTATAATCTGATGAGTTAAGTTGTTCGTCGACTTCGATTAATTCTTGTTCTAAATCTGATTGTAGACTTTTTAATTTTGTTGCTTCTGCAAATTCATCATTATTTTGATAATGTGTAATTTTACTATTAAGCTGTTTAATACGGTTTGTTAGCTGATGGTACTTCTGTTTAACCTCTTTTGCCTTAACACCCTTATCATAGATTTGATTATCAAAGATATTGATTGTATTATCTTGTACTGTTTTTACCATAATTAAATGCCTTCTTTCGTTTTTGATTTATTATTCGCTTTATTGCACTAAAATCTTTCTTGTTTCTAGCATATTGCCTTACCAGTGAATCAATATACCTAACAGATACATTGTTCACATGGGTAGGTAAACGAGCTAGAATCTGATGTGCTATCCGTTTGTGATTCATGGAAACACTCCCTTAACTTATTTTCTGTGTATTACCTTTAATATGGTGTGTCGGCATAACATAGTGACTATTTCTATCAATTTCTAACATACGTTTACCATCTCTGTATTTCTGCCAATATTTAGCATCTGCAGTGAGTTTATTAATTTCATCTAGTAAATAATTAATCGCTAAATGATCACCACGTAAATATATTGTCATATGCCCTACACTGTTATAATTGAGTTTCAAATTATATCCTCTTAACCACAAGAAGATTGATTCAGTATTTAACCTTGATTGCAGCGTTGCCTGTCCTAAACTGGATAAACACCAATCACATGTTATAAAGTCTATTTCTAAATACTGATACTTGCCCTGTGTTTTATAGATGTGACAAATAGGTTTGTTAGCAATTTCTAAATTCTTAATATCATTAAAGTTGAGTTTCTTATTATTTAATTTGAATGGTTGCTTATGGCTCATTTTCATCATCCCTTATTCTTTTTAATATATCCCAAATAATTTTTAGTACGTGCCATTACTAATTCAAAGCCACCATGAGCAATCAATTTATAACTGGTACGTCTATTAGTATTAGGCACATAACTTTCACGCCATGCCACCCATTTTTCTTCGATGTATTCAACATAAACTGCTGATATTTTACTTATTGAACAAAAATACATTTCTTCTGGTATTCCAACAATTAACCCTATCTTTTCAGCTTGTTTATCATAATTTATTTCAATATTAGTAGCCTGCACTTCTTACAGTCGCCTCCCAACTTCTCTCATCGAAAACATCACCATTTTTATTATCCCCAATTAATATACGCAACGGTTCAATGTCGATGTTACATTGCTTCGCATAGCTTGCTGCTTTATATAAATCATCATTCCTATATTCGCTTTCACCATTTACAATACGTTGATATGCTTGTTTACCTAATCCACCTTTACCAGCACCTAAATGGTCAAAACTGTGGTCTGATAACACCTGTTTTATAGTATATGGTTCTAACACTTGCTGTGTGTAATTACCATGTTTAGAAAAAATGCGATTTTCAAATTCCCCATTATAATCCGTTACATCTTGGCCATTATGTTTATAAATCCCCTTATGTGTTTGACTATTTGCTAACACAAAATAATTGTTATAATGTGCCTTTATATCTACTGATGGTAAGTAATCTATTTTTTGACCGTATCTAATGTCATCACGTTTCTTGAATATTATGTGCTTTCCACCACTAGGCGTTGTTTGTACTAATGTATTTTGTGCATTAGCAACAATTTCTTTGTAAAAAGGGATCATTTTCAAACTTTCAAAACCGTTTTTACCTTTACCGTGATCTATATCAATATCAATACACCACACACCACGTGTAAGTACACCCAGTACATGCGTTTGATGATAAAAATTTGAATGATATTCAATGAAATCATCTGTAACATCTATATCTGCAAAAGTAACACTTGGTTTCTTATGTTGATTCAAAGGTATAACTTGTATATTCTTTTTTAATAAATATTTCGCTACATGATAACCTGTCATTAAATACCTCCTAACTAACCCTTATAACGCAAATTTTCTCTATAGTAGTTAAACTATTTTAAGATTTTAAAAAACGCTATAGAAATTAGAGTTACAAGAGTTAGTGACTGTTATTACAACATTATTAGAGTTATATTAAGCGTTAGTAAGAGTTATACTAACCCTTAATCTTTAGAAATTAATTCAAGTGCCATATTAAATAATTCTGGATTTCCAACTTTATGGACTTTAGTATTCACGCCATCTATCCATTTTTGGTTATTAATACTAATACCAATTTTTTTCATATCATCTTTAGCCTGTTTGTAACGTAAACTTTTATAATCTTGTTCAATTAGTTTTTGTAACGTTTCGTCTCCTGCAAATATAAAATTTTGTCTAGATAATGCCTTTAATAAAGAAACCTGAGTTTCGGTTAATTCATCTTCACTAAAATAATGTTTAAGTGTTACATCGTTGAACTGAAATTCTCGACCAATTTCTTTCAGATATTCTAAACTTGCAATCAAGAATGAAACTGCAGCTGCTGCTGATTTTTTACCATTAGGTTGTACAAAATCCCAATAAGGCTTAAATATTTGATAACGTTCTTCGTCTGTTTCGTTAAGGGGTCTATCTTTAAGTGAAATCTTAATTGTACGTGTCGTATTCGCTGTAATCTCCCTGTGTCCACACTTTCATTTGTATCAAGAATTAATACTGCGTTATTTTTAAATGTGAATGCATTTCTGCCTATCCCACGACCAGAAATAACTTCACCAGTAGCAATTTTTCTCAATATGCGCATCATTACTTTTGTAATTTCACCAGTTTCATTCGCATGTGCAATATCTGCACCGTAAAAATTCATCCATTCATTAGATGCTTCAAATCCACCTGAAATTAAACTGTCAAAATTCACTTTATTAACTTGTAAAAGTGCATCAAATGTAGTCATTATCAACCCTTTTCCAGAACGGCCAAAATCTTTCATAAGGAACCATTTTTCAGCTTGTATAAGATTCATCTTGCGATACATTGTGTAAGCGTGCATTAACATTAAATTATTTTTACTTTTATCATTTTCTGTAACTAGATCATAGAATTTTTTAGGTGTATTTGTATCAATCGCTGATGCATTAACATCATATTTTTTAGCGTATAATTCTTCATCTGAATTGAGTGATTTTTTCTTAAACTCTAAGTTTCTGCAATCGTATATCCAATCATTACCAGCAATGGTATATGGAAGGATATTGTAACCATGCTCTACATTTAAGTGTTCTCGATACATTTCAAGCATGACGTCTAAAAAATCGTTTATCTGATGCTTATTATCAACTGGATAATTTAATGCAAAATTAGTTTCGTCTATCACTTCATACGTGTTACTTTTTACTATTAAAAATACATCTAATTCATCTGAATAAATCACTTTATCTGATATGAGATCAGCTATAAATCTTGCGTAATTGTTGAATGAATCTGCTTTAAATGTAGATTTCTTTTCTTCTTCACCGTTATCATTTTCAGTAGTTTTTGTGTAAATCGTTCCATAAATAACTCCAATTTCTTTAGGAATTATGATATAATCTAAAGTAAGATTATTAATGTAATCGCCTATATCACTTTTCTCACGATGATATAAATTTCCTTTATTATTAAAGATTTGTTTATCACCAGAGATAGAAGCGAAATTGATTCGCTTACTGATCTCCTTGATTTTGGATAAACTCGTTGTATTGATATAATCTAAATTTGAATGAAATTCAAAATGTTTTTTATATAGTGTTGTTTCGTCCATACAACCAACCTTTCGTTTATGTTAGTATTTTAGTTAGATATTTAATTAAATATCGGTTCTTACGCGTTATCTTCGCTTTGGTCGGCAGTAGATAATGCGTTTTTTTCTTGCTTAATATCAGCTTGAATATCATCATACATGTTCTCAATGTCTGTTCTAATCGCTTGTAAAGTGCTTGAGACAATATAATTTTGCTTAATGTTGTTATTAATAGCTTGGTGATATATAGGCTGGTTCTTCTTGATTGCATACTCTCTTTCATCTTCTAATTCTGATGTTTCCATTCCAAGATAATCTAATACTGATTGAACCTTATTTCTCAAATCTGCAAATTTCACGCTCTCTTGTACTTTTTCCGTGTATAACATGTTATTTGGTCTCCTTATAAAAATTAATGATTTTATTACCTTTGTCTAATTGAATGTCTATATCATAAAAAGCACAAACATTTTTTAACTTTTTAGCTTTTTGCTTGGCTATTTCCATAGCTTCATGAAATTGTTTGAACAAATCATCAATTTCTGATTTAATATCATCTATCAATATCACACTAATAGCATTGGCACCGTCATAATCTTTCACTTCTCTATACGCTTTAACTTTTTCACTCAAAGTCCCTGACAATTCTGAAAGCCTGTCTATTTCGCCACCTATTTGATAAACTTTATTAGATGCACTCGACATCTCTTGAAAAGCGTCTAAAACATCCTTATACATAATTAAAACTCTCCTAACTCAAAATTATTATTTAATTGCCGTACTGCCTTTTTCATCTTATTCAATCTCCAAATTACTAACAAAATTTTCCATTTCTTCAATAGCTGTTTTTATTTCTTCAATATCGTCTTTAGTTAGGAATTTGCTAATATTAGAATCTTCGTAAATGATAGGAAAATCTGTAAAAGTATCAGCTGCTGATAATAAACATTCATATTCTCGATGTTCTCCAAGAATTTCTGAAATTTCATTATCACTTAAATGAGGATATTCCTTTTTAATAATTGACGCATTTTTATCGTTACGCTTTTGTAATAAGTTCATCATTTTTTTAGTATGTTTTTCATCTTTAAAAATACGGTCTTTACTTACTGCCTTTTCAATATTTTTATAATCTTGTTCAGTTAATTTATTCATTTTGATTCCTCCAAATTTTCTAATTTAAGTCCGTATGCTGTTGCGACAATAAATAGTGCAAAGGCTACGTATATATCACTTAGTACACCTATAAAAACTGTGCCTATTGATAATATAAGCATGTATAACATGTATCTTTTCATTTAATGTCCCCCTAAGAGTTATATATTTCATTAAAATTTTTCTTGATATACTCTTTCATTGGTTCTGCTAAAAACTTGTAATGATCTGCTTGTGATTTAGGCTCATGTACATACCTTTCAATATCCTTTTTAAATTTTGGATTTAGCAATAGTTTTTTCATAATTGAATTCCTTGATAATTGCATGTGTGACTGTAAATCTTTAAATGACCACACAAGTTTAGGTTCATTGATAATTACAATACCTTCACTTTCTTGTAGTTGTTCTTGCATTATTTTCACCTCCTTATTAAGCAGTAGCTTGTGTATTTAAGTATTTATTGTAAATGGTTTTACTGACTGAAATATCTAAACCAAATTTGTTAATAGAAGTCATTAAATCGACTGTGTCATCTAAAATTTGTTGCCGAATAATTAACATATCTTCACTCATTTGATCTTTTTTTAAGGCTTTATCATAACCAAACAATGTTGAAACACATTTATTAACTACAGTTTGACATTTCATATAACTAATCTTATTGGGATTAGATAAACCTTTTTGCAAAACGTCCATAGCTTTTCGTTGATGCTGCTTATCCATTAAATGAAATACTTCATGTTGCTTTAATCCGATTGATTGTCTTAACTCTTTAATAACTTGCTTAACCCATTTCTTAAACTCATCAGCTTCATCACGTCTACTATTCCAAATAGCTTCGTAAATACCTACTTCTGAAATAATTACAGCTTTTTGCTTACCTTTAAGGGTGTCCACATTATGGACAGCCTTTTCTGACACATCTAATAATCTGGTCATATGTGGTGTGTGTGAATACCCTAATGCTTTTGCAACATCACCTGCTATTGCCCAATACTCACCGCCTTTTTCTATAAAACGGATTTCTTTGTCATTGAAAATTTGCTTAATCATGTTATGCCTCCTTTTGAAATAATTGATCCATCAATTTGTTTTTAGGTATTAAAATCTTGCCACCAACCCTTACACTTGGTATTTCATTATTTCGTACTAATGTATAAGTGCGATGTTCAGTGAATCTCAATAATTCTGCTGTTTCTTTAACTGTTAAAAACATAACGTCCCTCCTTAAGATAAAAAAGATAATTATTTGTGTTTTTTTATCTTAAACTTAGTATAAGCTCTTATTTGTTACTTTTCAAGAATAAAATCCAAAAAAAATATTTTTCTGTGTGTTCTATTGTGATATATTTAGTTTGAGGTGATGAAAATGACAAATTTTGATTTAGGTTCTTATTTAAGAGATTTAAGAGAAAATAAAGGTTTAACTACGAGGGAATTATCTGAAGCAATAGGTTATTCTTATAGTTATATTGCAGGCGTTGAAAAAGGTCATAAAGAAAATCCTTCAAATGCCTTTTTAGAAAAATACATTTATGGTGTTTCTAAAAATTTACACGAAATAGAAATTATAAAAGAAGATATTGCTAAAGGTACTAATGGTAAGTTCTATAAAGATTTTCAAAACAGGGAACCAACAGAAGTTAAGAAAATAGAAAAGGATGAAAGTTTATTAAAAGCGTTCACAATTGAAAGTTCACCAAATGTTTTCTTTTTTGAACGAAATGGTTTAGTAGATGACAAATATTTTAATTTTCCTATAAATGACATAGCATTTCACCTTAATGATAAATATAATGCTAAATATTTCCGTAAATTAAAAATGAGCGATGAAGATAGAAAATATATTTACAATTTTATAAATGACTATTACATCAGAAAGGTCAATATTCAAAAGGAAGAAGTTATTCACAATAAAAAACAAGGTAATATATCAGAAGAGACTGCAAAACGTTACATTAGCGATTATGAAAGTTTGATAAAAAAATTAGAGAATCCTAATGATTTAAAGTATTAAGTAGGTGAATCCCATGCAACACGACTTTAAATTATCACACAACATCTATAAAGATGCTAAACGAGGTACATATTACTTCCGTATCACATACTATGATAAGACGAATACAAGAAAAGAGATTAAGCGTACTGGATTTAAGCAACGTAAGCAAGCTGTGAAGGCTTGTAACGCTTATATGGATGAATTAGAGGGTATCGGCAAGATTAATCAATTGCCTTTTGATAAGCTAGTGGAAGAATATATTGATTGGTATACAGCAAGACGTAAATCATCAGGTGTGAAAGCATTAAAAACACATACCAATAATCATTTAGTACCCTATTTTAAATCAATGGACGTTTTCAATATGACTACACAAGATATTATGAAGTTTCAGAATAAGAAGATGAAAGAAGGACGTTCTGGGGAATATTTGAAGAAAATGCATGTGTTTTTAGTATCAATACTTAACCATGCTATGAAGTATCATGATCTAAAGCAAAATGTTGCATCATTAGTCGGTAATTTTGAAATTGAAATAATACTTGTCAGAACAAAATTGAGGTGATTAAGTGGCATACATTGAAAAGCGAGGTAAAACATGGAGATATTCTATCTCATATGTAGACGATGAAGGTAACCGTAAAAAAGTTCAAAAAGGTGGTTATCGTACTAAACAAGAAGCTAAACGAATTGCAGAGGATTTAGAATATAAAATGAGAAATGGTTATGCTGTAAGTAATGATATAACATTTGCAGATTATTTTTATCAATGGTATGAAGTTAATAAACTACCACACGTATCAGAATCAACTAAAAGACATTATGAATCTGCATATAAGCATATTAAAGACCATTTTAGACACAAGTTATTAAAAGATATTAAACGTACTGAATACCAAAAGTTTCTCAATGAGTACGGTTTAACGCATAGTTATGAAACGATTAGAAAGTTAAATAGTTATATACGTAATGCATTCGATGATGCTATACATGAAGGTTATGTTATTAAAAACCCTACATACAAAGCAGAATTACACGCATCTGTTCCAGCCAAAACAGAAGAAATGAAGTTTATTAATGAATCAGAATTCAAAAAACTTAAACATTATTTTGAACAAAAAAATACCACCTCATCACTTGTGCTATTAGTAGCACTTGCAACAGGTGGTAGATTTTCAGAAATTGCTAAATTGAAACGTGAAGATCTGGATATTAAAAATAATAAAATTCATTTAAGAGGTACCAAGACCGAAACATCAGACAGAATAATAAGTATTGATGCAGTAACTATGAAACGTATTCAATCATTTATTGATTCACGACCTACTAATATCAGTGGTTACATCTTTACTGTTGATGGTAAAACGATAACTAACGCTGCTGTAAACAAAGTACTGAGAAAAGCATGTGCTAATCTAAATATAAAAGAGATAACTATTCACTCGCTAAGACACAGTTTCTGTTCTATACTCATACATCATGGCTTTTCAATACTATATATATCAAAACATTTAGGGCATTCCAATCCAGCCACAACACAATCCATTTACTCCCACCTACTTCAGGAAACCTATGAACGTGAAGATGAAAAAGCAATGAAATTATTAGAAACTATTTAA